ACTGACTGCGTAAGTAAACTACTAGACGGGCAACGTTAATTCTATCTAGTGCAGAAGCGTTCTTGCCTCGAGTCTTCTGACCAAAAGCAACGTGCCCTACACCTACGAAGAATGGGATTGGATTAATCTTTAGTTCGTATAATGTGTCTCTTTGGCCTTCATTCAATTGAACTGTTGTAAATTCGTTTGTTAGAGAATCGATATAACCAACTGATGTTGCGTTAACGATTCCGCCACGACGTGTACCTGCTGGAGCAAACCATGGATAACTTACTGCATCGCTGAGTGCGATAGTCTTAAGCATCATGTGGCTAGCAGGAACAACTGCATTGCTGCCGCTTAGGTCTGTGGTAAATCCGTTTGGATAGTAAACAGCCATGTATTCGTCATAGGTTACAATACCGTCATCTCCGTTGTCTGTTACAGAGTTAGCATTGGTACCCCAATTTGTTAGTGTTGTAGCATCGCTCTTTAGACGTAAAGGTGTATCACCAACAACGAACGCTGTTAAACCACGGTCGATATTTAGACCAACTAGATTCTGCATCACTTCTGGATAACCAGGGCAAGCAATGATGTTGAAGTTTCTACGCTCTTCGTCGCGAATCTCTTCGCTGGTATCAATAACACTCTTGAGTGCTGCAACAACAACCTTACGTTGTGCATGACGTCCGAAGGAACCTGATCCGTCTTCGTTATTAGCAGAAGCAGTTACCCACTTATCAGTCCAGTAATCGCTCATGCTTGGGCTACCTGGCATCTTAGTATTGTCTGCTGTGGTATCTACATAGTTGTTGACATAACGCTTGACGTTACCGCTGGATCTACGTGTATTCCATAGCAACATGCCTTTTGGATATAGATCTGGATCTGGTGCGTCAAAGTCTAAGAAGTCATTAGTTAACAAGTCGACAATAGTTGCAGGAGTGCTTTCCTCGCCGTTTAGATCCCAACGAGCATCACCGAACAAGATACCTTCTTCAGACACTTGATCTGTCTTATCAACTAATTGCCATGCTAATAGTTCGCCGTCCCAACGATAAATTGTTGGGAAATTTTCTAAGTCTGCTGTGCTGATCCATAAATCGCCTTGTACCAATGATGTGCCATCACTCTGTGTTGTTGGAGCGGTAGCAGATACTTGCGGACCTGCTGGATCACTGGTTGGGAATACATTTTTGTATCCTTTCCATGTTGAACCATTGTGAACCATGATATCAACTTCACCGACTGCTGGATTGAACCATAATTGGCCGTCCATTGGTTCTGCTAAAGGAGCATCGGCGGTAACTGAAAAGTCGTTGTATGCTAGTGGTTGCCAGTTAGATGCAACAAAATCTTCTGCTGCGCCTGCTGGTGCTACATAGAAATTAGCAGTTCCTGAACCTGTATTTAGGCTAAATGGTGTAAACAGTGCGCTAAGGCTTGTTCCAGCAGTTTCTGTTAATCTGAAATCACCGCCTGCTTTGTGATAAATCTGAAGTTCATCATCAGCAGTTACGCTGGCTTCGATGTGTGTCATTGCCAATGCGTTAATTGCAGAAGCAATTGTTACAGCATCAGCGGCGGTTCCGGTTGCAGTAAATGTAACTGTATATGCGCTGCTTAAACCTGTTGCACCTTGTAGAGATTCTTTAATTGTAAATGTTTTAGAACCTGAAGTTAAAGTTCCAGTTGTAACTACTTTAGAAGTGATAACAGTATTACCTGTTGCTGCTCTACGCCATACTCTCCATTCTGCAGTTGATAGACTATTGTCAACCCCTGCTGTGTTGTCTGGAGATGCATAACTGTAATTTTCAGTAGCATTGGTTTGTACAAAGATAGAATCAACAGGAATATTCAATCCGCCATTTGATCTATCTAGATAGTATAAAGAATCATCTGTAGTTGCATACAATGGAGCAGAATAAGCGATCCAACTCTTGGTATCACCGCTCCAACGGCTTACTCTGAAACGTGAACCATTGCCTGGTTCTGTAGTTTTAATCCACACAGATCCAGTTGGGTAACCAACTGCTGTACCTGCATTGTCTGTTCTCTTATATGTAGGAACACTAGTATGTGGACTTTGTTGTAGTTTAGGCTGTAGATATGTAGTTGCTGTAAATCCTAGATCTGCTACAGCAGTTCCGGTATCGTTAGCAACAACAATTCGACCGCTCTTTGATGAGTCGTCGGTAGTTTCTGTGCTACCGTCGGAATACAAATATAGTTTTCCGTTATTAATTGTTGCGGTAACACCTAGGATAGAAAGTCCGTTGATTGCATCTCTGGTTCCACTTAGTCTTTGTGCTAGTGTGGCTCCAGATGGAACTGTTACTGTTGTTCCGTTAATCTTAAATGTATGGCCTGCTGTTAGGCTAGTTACAGTTGAACCTACAACTGTTGGAATGCTTGCGCACCACTCTGGTGTGCCAACCAGCACCCACTCGCCTGCAGAAATACCCGCAGAAGAATTGCCTGGTGACTTATAGAAAAGTCTAGCATTTTCACTGTTGCCTTCAAAACTGCCACTTCCGTCTACTGTTTCAAATACAACAGCATACTCGCCAATTGAACCTACAGATCCTTTTGGTCTGTTATAAGATAGTCCGCTGATTAACGATGGTCCAAAAGATTCAATCTTCGATGAATCGTCATCAGTTAATACTGTCACTGGCTTAGGTGTAAACTTTTGGCCGCCTGCAGATACTGTTCTTGAGTCCCACTCGTGAACACCAAATGCTGTAGTAGCAGAATTGATCCACCATTTACCGTCTGCTGGTTCTGCTCCAGGAATGTCGGTAGTGCCTTCTAGTTCATTAAGATCTACATTTGCTCTTACCACAAATGCAGCATTTGATGATGATAGCAGGCTGTATGCTGCTAACAATCCGTATTCGTTTCTCTCTCCGCCATGTACAGGATTTCCTGTTGCGGTTTTTTCAAAGTATGGAACACCAAAGAATGTTGTCAAATCTCTCTGACTTGTTAACTTAAATGCTTTTCCTGCATTTGCTTCTAATGTTCCTGCAGCAGTTGATCCTGCTGGGTTTGTTTTATCTTGTCCCGTTGCGACCACAATGAGAGGTACTGTGCCCGGTTCAGCCGGAGTATAAAAACTCTCATCGATAACTGTGACCTGTACGCCTGGTGATGTAAGTGCCATTCCCGATTCTCCTGGTAATAGTTTTGCTCAAAGTATTTAGCGTGATTTGATAAAAACGAGTCTATAGACCACGAGAAAAAGGGAAAGAAAAGGTGTAAATATCTATATGCGTCCGCTGTGCAAGTGTGGTCAACGACCTAAGGCCTTAAATTATTATAAGAACGGCAGGGCTTATTATAGAAGCCTGTGTGAAACCTGCATGGCACACGGATTATATCACGGAATACCTCGTTGGCAACGAGCAGGTTATAAGTTAAAAAACTCTTGTGAAAAATGCGGATTCCGCAGTCCTCATAGAGAAACTTTTAGGGTATTTCACATGGACGGTAATTTAGATAATTGCCGTTTAACCAACTTAAAAACTATCTGTTGTAACTGTGCTCAAATACTAAGCAAAGAGGGTATCACTTGGAGACAGGGAGACCTGATCGCCGATTACTAGTTGTATCTGCTTGTACAAATCATCGATAGATCCGTTGTTATCGATAATATGATCAAACTTGGTTCCTACCCAAGCAGTTTCGCTGGCATGAATCTTAAGACGTTTAAGTTCGTTATATGCCATATTACTGCCTAGGTTATTAGCAGCCTCAGCAAACTTATACCACTCGGGCAGTTCTCCTCTGCGAACCCAGATAATCTTTCCACCGGCATTGCGTATACTATGAATCTCGTTTGGAAATCTGCAATCAGAAATTACTACATGATCTTTAGAGTTACGGAGTTTATTTTCTAGGCTAGCGATCCATATATCATCGTGGAATGCTTTACGACATACTTCTGTACCCCAGTACTGTAACACCCAGCGCGGAGTGAGTGTAGGCATATCGAGTCGCTCGGCCCACCATGGGTCTACTTGCTCTCGCCATTCACGAGCCTCTTTAGTACGTCCTTCTAACAGCGTCCGGTCCCAACCAAACACCGCGCTTACAGCATCTTTAAGAGTCGACGCAAAACTCTCTCTTCTAAACTCGTGAAAATTAACTAGATAGTCCGCGATAGTATCTTTACCCGAACCAATAAATCCGCAAATACCAATAATCATAATGTCCTCCAATTAAAGACATTATACTAGATTAGAAAATTAATGTCAACCAGTTATCCAAGTATAACCATGACCACCTGGTACTGCTGTTTCCAATTCTTTGGTTAAACGATCTAAGTCTGTTTGTGCTTCAGTTTTGAGTGCTGCTCCGTTCAGGCTCGATCCACCGCCTGGGCCAGCAATCTGTGCGAACTTCTCACGTGCTTGTCCTAGCATCATTTTACAGTTGGCTAAAGCATAATCTTTAATCCACTGACCTGCATAAACATCTTTAATAATGGTAAAATCAGGTTTACTATTATAAGCCCAAAGCATAATTGTTTCTTCTGCCCTAGGACGTTGATGTATTACCAATGTATGACTTTGCGGGTGCCATGTAAAGTTGATATAACTACCAAACATTTTTCCTACTAATTCTTGATACTGTGCAAACAATTCATAGGTTAATAGACCGCCCATATTAGTAGAACTTAGCAAATAGGTATTTGTGTAGGCCAAATTAAACGGTTCAAACACTGTACCGCCTGCACCGCTGCCTGTTCTAGAACCTACACTACGTCTATAAAGTTGTCGAACTTGTTGAATTTCGTCGGGCAATCTATATTCGTTGGTATCAACTTGCAACGGTAAAAATATAAAACTTTCTTCAACAGCATTATCGCTACGCTGACGGAAAACTCCTAGCGCACGATTTAGGGCTGTTTCATAGTGTACAGGGTCTAATTCTACATCAATCATGCCGGAGCCCAGCATGGTTTTGCAGTAATCGTAGACTTCTTGGCGGGCTTGTGAATTAGTGGTCATACAGTATTTATCGTACCGGTAAATACATACATGCCAAGATTAAGCCTATATCGCCCAGAAAAGGGCAACGACTTTAAATTTATTGATAAAACAATTTGGGAAATGTTCCAAGTTGGTGGAACGGACGTATTTGTACACAAATATTTAGGTCCGGGTGATTCTGTGCAGGGCAATAGTCCAACAACTCCTGCTTATAATACAGACAATCCTGCTAATATACAAGATCTATTGTTTTTAGAAAACAGAGATAGAAAATACGACCCCGACGTTTTTATTCTACGAGGTGTTTATAATCTTCAGGATACGGATTTTAATCTAAGTCAATTTGGGTTATTCTTACAAAACGATACGATTTTTATTACATTCCATATAAATGATACTGTTGAAAAAATAGGCAGAAAAATTATCGCCGGCGATGTTCTAGAATTACCTCATCTAAAAGACGAGTTTGCACTGAATGATTTACAATTTGCATTAAAACGTTTTTATGTTATCGAAGAAGTTACTAGGGCCGCAGAAGGATTTTCTGTTACTTGGTATCCTCATTTATATAGAGCAAAATGCAAACCTCTAGTGGATAGTCAAGAATTTAAACAGATACTTGACAAAGCCATGGAGGACGAAAACGGTAATCCTACTAATTCTACCCTTAGAGACATTATGTCTACATATGAAAAAGAAATGCAGATTACACAAGCAGTTCTTGATCAGGCAGAAGCAGATGCTCCTAAGAGCGGATTTGATACTACTAGATTCTTTAGTATCGCGCAGAGAGACGATGGCAAAATTGATTTGGTCACCGCTGACGGTACTGATGTTCCGGTATCTCTAGAGCATAGGGCTACTGACGAACAAGGAAATTATCTCACAGACCAAAACGGAAATTATATCTACACTGGATATACAGCCAGCACAGTTATGAATTCTCCAGTCAAAGATAATAATGCAGAGATGTGGGACGGTGATGTTATTCCTCCGAACGGTGCTCCGTTTTCATCAGGTATTGCATTTCCGTCAGTGGCTTCTACCGGACAATTTCATTTACGAACAGATTATCAACCGCAGCGGTTGTTTAGATTTAACGGCAAGCGTTGGGTCAAATACGAAGATGATGTTAGAATGACCATGAGCAATCTTGGTCCTAGCGATGTGGCTTCTGGAGAAAGATTCGAAGGCAAAGACGCTAGACAAACACAAAAAACTGGATTTATCAACAATTCGAAAACTGATGTTATCGACGGAAAAGTTATTAAACAAAGACAAAGCCTTAGTAAGGCGCTTAGACCAGAGGCAGACGAATAATGGATTTCTTTTACGACGGACAGGTAAGACGCTATGTAACTCAGTTTATGCGTTTCTTCATAGGTTTTAAATATAAAGCAGGCGACGGAGAAGAACGCCACGTACCTGTTACCTATGGTGATATGACCAGACAGGTGGCTGCGATTATTCGAGATAATTCCGAAAACAAATTACCCACTGTTCCTCGAATTGCATGTTACATTACCGGACTCGAACTAGATACTTCTAGGCTCACAGATCCTTCCTTTGTTAGCAAAGTGCATATACGTGAAAGAGCCTATACCAATGACAACGGAGTTTTAGAATATGCTAACCATCAAGGCGGCAATTATACCATCGAAAGGTTACATCCAACTCCTTATAAATTAAAGTTAAAAGCAGATATATGGACTAGTAATACTGATCAAAAACTACAGTTACTAGAGCAAATTTTAGTTTTCTTTAATCCTAGTTTTGAAATACAAACCACAGACAATTATATTGACTGGACCAGTTTAACTACTGTTACCTTAGACACTGTAAATTTTAGTTCTAGGACTATTCCGGCAGGCACAGAATCAGACATTGACATCTGTAGTCTAGAATTTACTACCCCTATATACATTTCTACTCCTGCTAA